ACCATATTTCGCGGTGAGATTTTTTTTGATAGTATTAAAAATATTATGAACAATTACATCAAATTCCCCATCATCTGAAACATCAACTTTAATATCAACATCCGATAAAGAATCTTCTAAGTCTAAAAATTTATTAACATCAAAATTAGGATCAGTAGTGTCAAAAACCACACTTGGGACAACATTTTTGGAAGGATAATATTCGTCAAAATAATCTATCAGTTGACCTTTATTTAGCTCCCAAAACTGCATAAGTTTTTCCACTCGATCAGTATATCCCGGACCTTTTTCTTCAAAAATTAAATCTTTTTCTAGAGGGAAATAAATTTTAAATAAGGCTTCCAAAGGATTTCGCACTGCACAAGCCGGAATCAACGAGCCGCCAAAATAAATTTTATCAACTTGCAAACCGTCAAAAATTCCATCGGTAAATATTTGAAATCTCTTCCAAAAAGACCAAATAGAGTAAAGACCAGTATTACGCGAGTTGAGAGGTTTAATTAAATAGTCTTGATTAGGCACTTTAGAAGAGTGTAAATATTCTGCGGAAATAGTTAATGGAATAAAAGGATTATTATCTAACGCTCCTTGGTATAAAGGAATTTTGCAAAAAGTTTCTAAATCCAAAACATGACGATCATCAGGTTTAGCATAAATTTTTCTGATACATTCTTCTTTATATAAAAGATAAAATCCGTAAAATAGACAATGATGAATAATTTCTAGATTTTCCGGTTCTAAAAAGGGATTATCAGATTCTATTTTATCAGAGGGTTCAGAATTATATATTTCACGAGTGTAAAGTTGTGAGTTGAACATTATATTCAAGATAAATTCATTTAAAACCAAATGACAGAATTCTCGCGAGCAAACTAATGAACAAAACAAAGCTAAAATAGAAGAAAGAAATCTTTTTTCCAGAAATAACTCGAATATTTTATCAATTACATCTTGCCGAACTACTTCATAATATTTGTGATGTTCCAAAACCTCGTAAAAGATTTTGTTTTTCTTTACAGGTGCTTCATCAAAATAATCGCTGTTTAACATATTTATTATACTTTGCCGATCACCATATTTAGCTTTAATTCGCGCTAAAATTTCTTTTCTTTTTTCTCTATTTTCCTCGGGTTTTACAAGTGCTGTAGAATTTTTAGAATTTGTAGGCTCTGCAGAAACTACCATTCTAATAGATTCTGGTCCGGCATAAGCTACAGGAAATTCTCTTTTATTAAATTTATAAGAAAAGATATCTTTATCCCAAGCCATCACTTCCCAAAAAGATTCGATATAAATGAAAAGTTCTGAAATTAAGGCTTCTATTTTATACTCCACGAAAAATTTATCAACAGGATTGTTTATTTTAATTCTTGATAATTCTAAGATTTCTGCGAAAATATTGGAAATACTGTTTTTTCGATGGTCTATCTTTTCTCCATTCTCAACTTTTTTCTCCTCAAATTCATCTTCCAAAATAAAATCTTCTTTAATTTCCAATTCATCTTCAATTTCCATCCTATAAAATTTAATAATTGATAAATTTCAATATTTAAAAATAAAAATTCATTTTTCGTTTTTAAATATATGTAAAATATAATTCTATAAAAAGAAATGAGTAATAGTGTTAATATTTATATCAATAGTGCTTCAGGATATCGAGATATCACAGGAACAAATGAAAATTTTACCATCACTAAACCTGTATCTAATTTTAATAAGATTCCTAAAAGAGTCAAGCTTTTAAGCGCTAGAATTCCTTTTGTTTGGAATAATGTCACAGCCAATAATAATGCTTATGCTTTACTAGAATATCCCGGACCTATAGGATATACCGGAACCGTCGCGGTTGGACGATATACTGGAGCAGCTCTTGCGACTGCTTTACAAACATCTTTAAACGCTATTTTGGCAATATCTAATACCTATACAGTCACCTATGATGCAACTAATCTTAAATTTAATATTACCTCCACTCCATCAACTTTTCAATTTAATTTTAATGTGGCTAACAGTATCGGTCCTTTATTGGGATTTGCAGAAACTACCACAACTAATACCGCTAATTTAATTTCCCCAATTACCTTGCTTCAACCAGATAATGAAGTTTTAATTCAATCATCTCTTGTTGGAGGAATAGATAATGGAATTGTCCCTTGGTTTACTGGAGCTACGGAAGATCTGCAAATTTTGGCTGTTATTCCTATTAATCCTAACACTAATAATATGATTATCTATCAATCTCCTGATTCCGAACCTTGGAAAAATCTCAGCCAAAGTGCCTTTGCAATGATCCCGAATAATGGAGATACTTTATTGAAAATGAGCTTTAATCTTCTATTACTTTCTGGAATTCCCATTAGTCTCAGCAATAATCCTTGGTCCGCTAATCTTTTGATGGAATTTTGAATATAAACTCAGTCTAAGACTCAAAGTATTTTTTTGAAAATTGAATGAATTTATATTATCAATAATTACACGCAAATATAAATATTTGCAGATACAATATTTACAAAATATAATTCGCAAATGAGATATTTTTGCAGTGAATATCCGGGGGTTTTGAGGGAAATTATTTCAGAGTGTATAAATTTAGAAGTGGGAAAAATAGTTTCGGAAAATGGTGAACTATTAGAAATTTTTGATAAAACATTATCATATCCATCATTCACAATTGACAATGTTAAAACAAGTATAAAAACAAACATGGGGTTTATTTTTATACCGCGCAGATTGATCAGTCATTTCATGAAAAATTTTACTAATAATTTAAACGAAATCAGTGCTAAATACAAAGGACGAACTGGTTCAGATCATTTGCAAGGTTATTCAGCTTTAGAAATAGGAAATGATCATTTTACTACCTTAAAAGCTAAACATTCTTTGGACGAAGTTTCCACAAGTAAATATCACGGAAGTGTTAAAAGATCTATTGTTGTTAATGAAAATGAAGAACGACTAGATAAAATAGTTGGGTTAGCCAGATTTACCTGGGTGATTTATTCTGTTGAACAATTTATCGAGGATATTTCCAATTATCATAATCGCAAGATTCCCATCGAATGTCAACTAGTGAGTATCTTTTATGATCCCGATAAAATTGTTGATTTGCCTAATGGTTATTTGCAAGTCGGTAATTTGACATTTAAACATTTTAATATTTGTCAAGGTGTTACTAGTATTTGTACATATGGGAAAATTAATCAAAAGTTTTTAGTAAAATATGCTAAAGCAAGTGAAGGTCAGCCTAATTTAGTAGAATATGTTAAAAGTATCAATAGTAACATGGTTCGTCCAGAGTTTATCGCGGAATGGCAACCTTCAGCTTATTCTATTAGACTATGTGAAAAAAGAAAAGGTGCTTTTGAAATTATCAGACATTTGGGAAATAGTAAACTTTATGAAAATATAATTTATATCCCGATTTATCCACTACCCATTGTTTATGAGGTAAATTACGAAGATTTGACGATTGATAATTCCAGTAAAGAAATTAAGAATGATCTTTGCGGAAAATGTAAAACTCCTTTATATGATGATATCTACATAGTCTGCCCTAAAAAATCAAATGTGGGTTTAGGTTATTGTGCAACATGTTTACATTCTCGGTTTAATCCAGATTCTGGAAACTTAGATTATTTAGGTAAACCTCTTTATAATATCGAAATAGAGGTGATTGCCCGAGTCAAATATCCTCGATCACTTTCAGAAGTTATCACTCGTTTAAACACTTGTTCAATAGTTAAAGATATCATTTATCAAAGTTTTCAAAATAATTATATTGATGTTAATGGCTCCGTGGAAGTAACTTATTTGAATTTCTCTCCGCAAATGGATGAACGAGAGACAAAATACATTGCTTGTAATAGTTCTGTGGGACATTTCGTTAATTATATTGGTGATCATTTCAGTAATATTCATAGTAAATTCCCTAGTAAATCTGAAGCTCTCAAATTCATTAAATCAAGTTGTATTTTTCATTATACTAAAATTTCTTACAAATAAAAAATATAAATTTTATTTTTTATTTCCAGCATCTTCGCAAATAAAATTGAATTTGTTAGAATTCATATTTAAAATAATATTTCTAAAGAAACTGATATAGAGATAGATGTCTGTTGAAAGGGAAATTCGTCTTTTAGAACGCAAGTCTATTTACCAATGTTGTGGTGGAAGATTTAAAAAATTTAATATTGTTACACAAACCAAAATTGTTTTAGCTATCGAAAGTAGTATTCTAGACGCTTCGGTTGATACAGCTAAAGTAGATAATATTCCTATTTATTGGAATACTGATGAATTTACACAACTTTATTCTAGTATTGGATATAATATTAAAATAAATTTAGATACTGAATCGAGTGTCAATAAAAATAAAGAAGAGAAAATCAAAACTTATTTAATCAATGAAATATGTGATTCTATCACAGCAGATTTATTTGTTAAAAAATATAAAGAATATAATGAAAAATATGAAAACTCTCCAAAGTTACTTAATCCGATATCTCCGGATTTTGGGATTTTAGATTTTCCTCCAGAAATTTTCGAGAATATTATTCATTTTGTCCAGCTATTTGACATAAAAAAAATTGGTTATAAAACTTCTCAGGAATTAAATCCATATATTAATCAATCTTATCGTGATATTTTAGCCTTGCGCGAAAATCAAATTGTCGAAGTAAAATATTCTGAAATGTATAAATGTGGTAATTGCGGAAATAAAAAGACACATACCAAAGAAATCCAAACTCGAAGTGGTGATGAAGGAGGTACTTTATTTATCACTTGTATTGTTTGTCAAAAGACTTGGACACAATATTAATTTTTCAATCAATAAGCTGATATCTTTCTCAGTTTTATCGACTGTTTTACTAATTTTTTCAACCATTTTCTCAATATTTTTAACTCTTCCTTCTACTTTTTTGACTCTTAATTTAACAGTTTCCATAAATTCTTTACAATTCTCAATCTCAAAATTTGCGGTATCTATTTTTGAAGAAATATCTTCTAAAACTTGTTCAGTGTTGGAAGTCAAATCCTTATCATAAAATTCCGTAATCCAACTTTCTTCTTCGGAAACATATTTCTTTTTTCTGATTTTCTCCCCAGTTTTTTCTGATTTTCTTTCCATTTTTCCGGTTTTTTTCCTTTGAAATTCAGAATCAATATAAACATAATTACTCATTTCCTCAGCATAATCTTCAATTTCATAATCTCCAATATTAATTTCAATTAACTTGTCGGTCATGTTTTTCTCATAATTATGACTTTGTGTTTCATCTTTTGTTTTCTTTTCGTCTTTTGTTTTCCGCTCATCTTTTATTTCCTTTTCGATAGTTTCTTTCTGATTAATTATATTTTCGATCTCATCATAATTGATCTCATTCAAAATTAATGACATCTTGCATATTTTATGAAAAAATAATATCAATTTTTCATAATTTAATTTCCTTTAATTAAAATGGGTCAGCATCCAAACTACGATTATCAGTGATAACTTCTGGACCTTGTGCCTTTTCCATAGAGTTAAGCATTCGCATAACCGGACCATAACCGGGGATTGCTGAGTAATTCAACCCTCGAGACATGTCAGCCCATTCAATTTGCGTGGGAGATTCAATTTGATATTTTTGACTTGCAACAGTTTCAGTTGTCATATTTTCCTTATATCCCTTACCAAAATAAGATCCATGAGGAGCACCTACCTTCATACATTCATGTGGAGGATTATAACAACACAACCAGAAAAGTAAAATTATAAAAATGACTAAAACAGCAATAGCAATATTATCCATTTGATATATTTTAAAAAATAAAATTTTATTTTATGAATTTTTATTTCATAAGTAAATTTTTATAAAAGTGCGATCTTGAACAAAAGTTTACATATACAACCTAGCATTATGAAATAATTCACCTTGATCCGTGCTTGTGAATTGTTGGCCGAGGATCCGCAAGTCAGCTCCACTGTCATCAATGCTATCGGTTAAAGGTCTTCCAACATATCCACCTAAATATCTGTTTAAATAACCTCCCTGAGCCGAGCGCATTAGTTCACTTTGTTGAGTTGATATTTGATAAATATAATAAAATAAAACCAAAATTAAAATAATCACTATCACTTGAATTAAAATATTTTTAGCTACACAATCACATTTTTCTTTGGGTTCTGCCATTGTTAAATGTATATTAAAAGGAAATTCTATTTTGTGAAATTAAATATTTCATTTTGAGATAATCATCACGGTTTTCGCCGAATAATTCTGGGGAAAATTTGTCTAAAACACTATATTTTGGTAAATAAACATTAATGTTTTTAGTGATTTCCACGAGGTTTAAATTGATGATTTTGAGATTTCCAACAGAATCTACGCCAAGATTATTTGGGCTAAGATCGCTGAATGATAAATTATATTTTTTCTTCAGATAGTCTATTAATTTTAGTAAATTAACTAGACTTTGATAATTAATATTTTTAACGGATTCGATTGATTGCAAATGTTCTCTTTCAAAAACCAAATAATATTTAGACATATTAATATTTTTATTGGGTGAAATATTAGTTGTAAAAGCTGTGGAATAAATTTGTGGAAGAGAAGAAGCATATTCAGTAGACTCCAGCTCCTTAAAGTACTTGATTTCTTGAATAGCATTAAGTTTACAAGCTAAACAACATAAAGGCAAAACTTTATATTCATGAATTTTTCCATTTGCAGTTGTATAAATATAAGCATGACCGTCATGTTTTAGAAAATGAGCATTTAAATAAGTTTCTGGAGGGTTAGTCAAATAAATCGAATTCAAAAATTCATTGGCTTTTTCAGCTTTTTTTCCCTCGATTTTGGGAAGTAATCCTAAAAGTGATTTAAGCTAATTTCAAAAATAATAATAAACAAAAGCTAAAATAATTAATAAAATAATTATCAACAAAAAGTCCATCTACAAAAATTTATACGTTCAGGTTATATTTTCACAAAAATATAATAATATTTGTAATATATCATGAATGTTCATTTTTGATAAACTATGGATATTGATTTTAATTATAATTTTGATTATCTTATATTTGATAATTAATTATAGTGCTGAAAAGAGAAGTTGGGCTGGAGGTAATGAGGAACCAAAAGTTATCAAATGGTCAAATACTCGCCCCGATGATGAATCCGAAATTATTAAGAATGTTGAGTTTATTGAAGGAAATTTAGAATTTCCCGAAAAAGTTGAGCTTACCAAACTTAAAAAATATGCTCGAAAAAACAAATTAAGTTTTGAAAAATTACTTTATCTCCGAGAATCTGTCTTGCTTTCGTCTGGATCGGAGAATTTAAAAACGAAATTAGGAAAAATTAAAACGGATAAACAAGATAAAGAAAATTTAATCAAATGGCTCAGACAAAAATATCCTAGTTTAGTTTTTCAAACTCAAGATCAACTTATTTTATTTGATGAACCCACTTCAATCAATGTTAATGGGGCTGAATCTTTGATCAAATGGATTGAGATAGAAACTTGCACTTTGACTAAAATTCCTTTTACTTTCAAAAATATTTCTGAAAAATCTGAAAGAATAGTGCAAAAATATGGACCAGGCGCGATGATATTTAAATATGGATTTGTCAAAAATATTCATCTTCCAAATGTTTTAATTTTGTAAAAATTGAATTTGCGTTTTACAAATATTTAAAAAATGGAAATTACTTGCAAAAGTTGTGGAAATGACAAATCGGAATTGGATTTTCCTAAAGGAAAAAAAGTTTGCAAATCTTGCATTGCCAACACCAAGAAAGAAAATAAAGAAATTAAGGAAAGTAAAGAAAATAAAATTACCAAAGGAGATGTCGAAAGAGAAAAGGAAAAAGTAGTTAAAACAGACAAAATGATTAAAAAATCCGCTGTTGAAACTCCCACTCCTAGCCCAGCTAAAGCTGATTATTTTGATAGAAAGCTCAATCGAAAAGAGCTAAAATTAGCTAATCATTTTCGAAAAATGATGAACGGTTTATCTGCCGAAGGAAAATACCAAGATAAACTTTTGGCATTCATCGGAGAAATCTCAGAATTCTCCAGAACTTACGCTGAATCCTCCTAATTGCCCTTATACTCATATTACTTTTTTTCAATATTAAAATTATCTCGTGTATTTTTTTATTTATCTTTTTTTATTTATTAAAATATACTAAAAAGAATAACTAGAGAGAAAACAAAATAAGATGACTTCGGCGTTGACGGGACATGTGATAGTGGGCAGAACTTTTCCGTTTTATATGACTGTGACGGGTACGCTACCAGTGAATTCCTATGATAGAGTTATTGCGCTTTTGACAGGAGCGGCCACTTTAACTTTGCCGGCTTTGGCCACGTGTGCGCCGGGATATGAATTGCGTATCAGAAATAATTCCGCAGCTCCACAAACTTTAACAGTGGCGGGTAATGGATCGGAAGTCATCGGTTCTTCAAATACCGCTAGTGTCACACAATCACAATCACTCTTAATTTTAGCAGATCACAAAAATTCCAAATGGCAAATTGAATACGGGCCAGCCTAAACTTCTTCGGAGTTTGACTTTAAATTTTAATAAATTCTTATATTTTTTTGAGAAAATTAAAGCTTTGCAAAGTTTTTGCAAAAAAATAAAAAAGCCTAAATATACGGAAAAAAAAATAAAAACCGTGATATAATTTCTGGGTGTGGAGCCTATAAATTATATACTTAGTTAAAAAAGATAATCTAAATCAAAAATCCGGAAAAAGCAAAATGAGTTCTTTTAGAGAATTAGTAACTTTGATAATTGATGAATTACACTGGGTTAGAGAAGTTGTCAAAGATCTGACGATTGATGAGATGGAGAAACTCCTTAAAAATTCTGAACAAACTGCTAGGATTCGAAGATTTTGCAATTGTTGTGGTAAGGAAAAGAAACTGAGTGAAATTGCTGTCAAAAATAGAAAACTTTTAAGAAAATGCAGAAAGTGTAACATATATGCAAAAAGTGTTCGAAATGAGGAATATGATAAGTTAGAGGTGGAAGCGGAATTATGTATATTAAAAAATCTTGAAACAACTAATAATATTCATGCTCAACAAGTCGCGGAATTAATTAATAGTTTTGTTTTAGAATCTCAAGCAGAATATACAAAAGAACAATTTATCTATAAAATTACTAAAATGCTTAAGAAAAATATTTCAACTCCAGAATTTATTGAGATAAAATTCGACAGTGATTTTAATGATGAGTCCTTAAAAAATTTCATTGTTGATTATTTTTATTTGGCAAGTATTGATATTTATCACAAAGATATTAACATTTATCGAAGTAAAGATAAGAATTGTGTCACCATTACTAACAAAAAAGTTATTAGATATCTCTCGGATAATGTTAAATTTTTCGCCAGATTTGAAAACTTCCTCACTTGTAAATCCGCTATTAACGATCTTAAATTTTTCGGGAGGAAAAGTAGTAATAAAGATATTTTATTAATAAAAAATAGTTCGCAAATGGATATTAACACAAATCGTCCCGAAAGTGATGAAAATATGTCTAACAAAAATAATAAGATAAACCAACAAACTTCAGTTTATATAGTATCTCCGAGCGAGATTTTTAACGCTCTTACAGAAGAAGAAAAAATGGCCTTTTTCGAATCTGAGCGGAAAAAAGATGATCTTGAAGAAGAAAGAAAAAGAAATTCTGCAAAACCCTTAAATATTAAAATTATCATACCTGATAAATTTGGCTTTTCAGAAGATGTAAAAGACATTCTCAAAGAATTCGGTCATGATATTACTGAAGGATTTGTCACAGAAACTTTTGATAGATTATATCTTATGTATTATGAGATGGAGGACCGAGAGGAATTTCTCAAAATAATTCATTTTGCTTATGCAAAACTCTGTAAATTATTCCCTAAATTAAGTCAAAAAGACAAAATATATATGTTAAAATATGTTCAAGATGAAAAACTTTTAATAGAAAGAGATAAAAATTAATTTGTGATCAACCTAACTAAAATTTTTCGAAATCTTTATGATAGAAAAGTCCAAATTTAATTTATGTTTTTATTTTTTGCGATAAAAATCTGAACTACTTTGAACTACTTTTCACAACCTTTTTTTCAAAAAAAATATATATAATCCATTTTTTGGGATACTTTTTTTAAGTCCCAAAACTCAAAAGGTAGTTCAAAGTAGTTGACTTTTTGTGTGAAAATCCCCGCGTGCGACACTAACTTTCGACCTTCCGGCAGCGATTTTTCATTGCCAAGAAAAGTTGTAACTTTAGTAGATTTTCACATATCTCAAAAAAATCGAGTGTCACACTAGTCGGAGACTTTCCGCCGATGAAAAAGTTGTCGGATGTGAAAGTTGAAATTTCCGGAAAAAATGAAGATAGTCGAAAGTTGTGAAAAAGGTCTCGATTTTTCAATATTTATTTTTTTGAAATTTTTTAGAAAAGTTTCAGGATTTTTATGTTTTTTTATGATATCGAGAGGTTTGTATGTTTCCATAGGCGGAGGCACTTTGCCTATGAAGATATGCAAAGGTTGGACCGTTGTGAAAACGTACACTTTGCAACACGTTTGCTCGAAGCCAATTCTTCACATGTTTCCATAGGCGGAGGCACTTTGGCAAAATATTTTTTTGAGATTTTGAAAATTTTCCAAAAAGGGCCTATTTTTGGAAAAAAAAATTTAGAAATATATATCGATTTTTGGATTATATTTTTTATTTTTTTTTCTTTTTTTCGTTTTTTGGGCGAATGAAGGGAAGAATCAAAAATAATAAAAAATCATTCCACTTGGGAGTTGAAAAAATATCTTTTGGGAAAGTTTATTTTTCGAAAATCTTCCAAAAATCCCCAAACTTTCACAAAATTCAACCTTTCTTTCAATTTTTTTGGGAGTCAGCTCCAAAAACTTCCTTAAAATTTTTAGTTGGTCAATTTTTCAAGAAAAAAAGAGCTGAAAGACTCTCTGATTGAAAATCTCTGAAAAAAATATAAACTTTTCGAAAATTAATACGAAGTTTTTACTCATCTTTTTCAGGAAAAAGATTAAGCCGGCCCAAACTCGATTTGCCATTTGCTGCGGACATGATCACATAAAATAGTTAAGGATTGATTTTGCGTCAAACTAGCTGTGTTACTGGATCCAATAACTTCTGAACCATTGCCAGCGACAGTTAGGGTATTGGAACCCGAAGAATTATTACGAATTCTGACTTCGTAACCATTAACACAAGAAGCTAAGGGTGGTAAAGTTAAAGTGGCTGCCCCAGTAATCAAAGCAATCACTCTATCAAATTCATTAACACCTAAAGTAGAAGTGCCTGAAATATACAAAGGAAAAGTTCTGCCAACTTGCGGATGTCCTGTAGCCATTTTTGCAGAGGTTTGTAAAGGTATATCTTATTTTTTATAATTTTTTATAAATTATTTATAATTTTTCTGATATTTAAATTCATAGATTTTAAATAAATTTAGATAAATTTTATAGATTTGATAAATTAAATTTATCAAAAAATTGTAATTAATTTTTCAAAATCTTGTGAAAAAGTAGATCTTTGATCTACACATTAAAAGTTCGCGCAGCAAATCTTTGATTTGCGATTTAATATTGTCTCCAGCCAGTTGAGCTAATGTTGACGAAGGTTTTGCCGGTGTTCAGAGCTACTGAAACAGGTGCGCTAGTACCATTGATAGTGTCAGATAAATTGGGAGAAATGGCCCCAGCATTAGCAGCTGAGGTAGTTACAGCAATATATCTAGTTCCCAAAGGAACGCTAGCTGCCGAAGGCAAAGTGACGGTAACAGTATTAGAAGTAGTATTCATAATAGCAAAATCAATTGAAGGATCAATACTGGGGGAAGTGGTAGTGTAAGTTGCGAAAGTTAAAGTTTTCTTAGTTTCAGCAATTCTTCTCCAGGAATTGCTATCATACCTAATTAACTTCAAGACATGTTGGCTGTCGAGCGGTAAACTGGCTAATCCGCTAATAGTATTGGAGCCAAAAGCCGCAATCGTTACGGTGTTAGCTGTGGTATCTAACCTGCGAAAAGTAAAGATCTTACCTTTCAACCCTGTAGAAGCTGTGTTTAACAAAGTTAAAATGATATTTCCCGCCGTCGCATCAATCATATAATCATCAATAGTGCTCACGACACTTCCCGTAGCTGTGATAGTGGTAAACTGTTCATAAGTCAATTTTACAGACATCCTTGTAAAATTTGCAAAGTATATTAATATTTTACAAAATTTATGAAAATATAAATAATGAAAAATAAACATAAGTTTAAATAAACCCATAAGTTTAAATAAACGCATAAGTTTAAATAAACCCATAAGTTTAAATAAACTTATAGGGAAAAAAGGGAAATACAGCGCAAACCGAGATTTGCAGGCACGTTTCTCCCAGATTCTACTGCCGGGAAAAGCAATAGAATAATTTAAAAAAGAAGATTCAATTTTTATATTTTTCACAAGGTTTGTGAAGTTTGTAAAGTTATGTCCAAATTGGTAGATCTAATTCTGGATCAACCATACCTAAACCAAAGCTATTGCGATTTAGATAGGGCATGAGTAAGTCATTTCCACATCCTGAAAGATTATCATAACAATTTACTGTTTCGCGACCGCCGGGGTAAACATTTCCAAATTTTTCTTTACCGGCTTGCACGTCGAGATAACCTGGGTAATCCCATTGATTAATAGATTTAAACTCTGTAAAACTCATATTTTGCGGAACATATTCATTAAACGGGTCTTTGGCAATGTTAAATTGTTCATTACGAAAGTAAAAGTAGCATAAGATTAATATAATTAAAACTAAGATTCCCCAAACCAACATTTACGAAGTATATTATCACAAATGTAAATGTATTTTTACAAAATTATTTTTCAAAAACGATTAAAAATATAAGTTTACAAAACCGCAATATGCCTGCGTATGTTCACTTTGGAAAATTTAACTTTCAAAAAAAAAATAAAAAAATCTAAAAAATAAAAAATAGTTTTTAATTCAGCTCTTAACTCGGAAAAACTAAAAATTAATAAAGCTAAGTATCAAAATGTAAATTATACTTTTATTTTTAAAAATTTTTTGAAAGTTTTTACAAATTTTTAAAGTTGGGATAAATTTTGAAAGATCTCGAACTCAGCTTTATTAACTTGGAAAAACTAATAGGGCTGCGTATATCTAAATTTTATTAATAAAATTTTATTTTTAGATCTTCAAAAAAAATAAAATCTAAAAATGTAAATTATACTTTTTTATTTTTATAAAATTTCGAAAAAAAATAGAAAATTATTGATTTCTAAAAAGTTTTTAAAAGTTTTTAAAGATTTCAAAACTTAGCTCTTGACTGTATATTTTTTCAAATTTTTCACAAAAAATTTAGTTTTCAAAAATTTCCTAAAAATAAATAAGATCCAAAAATGTAAATTATATATTTTTGAATTTCATTTCATAATCAAACTTTTTTATTTTTTTTCAAAGTTTCTTAAAAATTTCCTAAAAGTCAAGAGCTAAACTAAAGTATTAAGATTTTTTTCAGAACCGCAACATGCCTGCGTATAAATTGCGTTTTTTAATGATTTTTTTAGATTTTTAAATCAACTTCATAAAAATAAAATTTCAAAAAATCAAAAAAAAAAATAAAAAAAAAAACAAAAAAAAAAAAAAAATAAATAAAAAAAAAAAAA